GCTGCCGTACCGTGGCCGCTACAATCGCCGCTCCATCGTCACCATCACCCCGCCAACGGGTGACGCGGTATCGACGGCGGACATGAAAACGTATTTGCGCGTTGACCATAGCGACGACGACACGCTGATAGCGGATTTCGTGGACACGGCAACGGAAGCGGCCAAGCAATACACCCGTCAGGCGCTGCTGACCGAGGTTCTTGAATTGCGCATGGACGGGTTCCCCGGCGATGATGACGAGCGCATTGTGATGATGGGCGCGGGCATGCATGACGCGCACTATCGCACGGTGCTTGGTGGCGTTGGCGAGATCGATCTGCCGTTCACGCCGATCCAATCGCTTGACAGCATTACAACCTATGACCGCAGCAATGCGTCTAGTGTCCTGACCAGCGCCGCCTATAGCACTGACCTGGAAGGCGGGCGTGTTTACCTGAATGACGGTTATACATGGCCGACCGATCTGCGCGACCGGGACGCGGTTTATGTGCGGTACACGGCAGGTTATGGCGCGGGCTCGATCCCAACGCCCATTGTGCAGGCCATCAGGCAGCACGTAGAAGCCATGTATGAGTGCCGGGGCGGCTGCGCCATGCCGGAAGGCTGCAAGGCGCTCCTGACGCCGTACAAGCGCTATGACCAGTTGGGCTGGTTCTAATGACGGCATGCAACAAATACAGCGGACGCCAGCTAACTAGTCGCGTCACGTTTGAGCGCGCCACAAAGACCGGAGACAGCGCAGGCGGCTGGACTGAGGCATGGGCCACCATCGGCAGTTCCCCGCGCTATGCGATGCTGAAAACGCTTTCAGGGCGTGAGGTGCATCAACACGACCGGCTAGAGGCTAGGCCGCGGGTGCTTTGCGTGACCCGCTACGACGCCACGCTAGAAGCGGCGGATCGCGTCGTGCATGACGGCAAGGCGTATAACATCAGCGACATCCGCAACGTCGATTTTGCCGATACATGGCTAGAAATGGACCTGGACGGCGGGGTGGCGACGTGACGATCCGTATTGAGCTTGACGGCGTGCAGGAGCTTGTTGCGGCGCTGGAAGCCGTTGGCAAGGATGCCGTGGCAGAGATTGGCGCGGCAGTCACGAAAACGGCGCTTGATGTTGATCGCGATATCAAGAAGCGCATGCAGTCGAGTCCGGCAAGCGGGCGGGTGTATCGGCGCGGTAAGGGCCGCAATCGAAGCCGCGTGCATCGGGCCAGTGCGCCTGGGCAGCCGCCTGCCATTGACACCGGCAGGCTAATCAATTCCATCATGTTCCGTCAGGAGACGCCGCTTACGGCAACGGTTAGCAGCAATGCCATTTATGCCGCGCGGCTGGAATATGGCGGCGGTGACAGCCGAGGCGTCTATATCGCCCCGCGTCCGTCATGGCGTCCTGCTGTCGAAAAGATGCGCCCAAAACTGGCGGAACGGATCGAGCGGGCGCTTAGGGACGCCATGCAATGAGGCACGACGAGCTTGTGACCGCGGTATTCAACAATCTGAATGTTGCCGCGGTCACAAGCAACCTTTCGTCCGCCTATGCCCCGCTGCCCGCCATCTTTTCCGCCGATGCGCCGCAAGTGTCGGATGCGCAAGTAACCGGCAATTTCCCCTTCGTGTCCTTCCTGATCGTGACCGACCAGGGGCTCGCGACCAATGAGAAGTTCGGCATGGATGCGCTGGTGCAAGTTGATGTTTGGCACCGCACGCCAAGCATGAAGGCGCTAACTGTGGTTAGCCGGGCGGTGTTCGACGCGCTCAACCGCGTCGCCATGCCTGACGTTACCGGCCACATCGAAACACGGGTGGAGGACGTGACCTACTCCACAGAGCCGGACGGCAAAACCAAGCGCGCAACCCTAGAGTTTCGCGTGACTTCCTTACCACTCTGACCAGCCAGAAAGGGTTAGATCATGGCAGCAGAAGCGGGCCGCAAGGTACTGGTGAAGTACAGCCCGGACAACATCAGTTATACCGCCGTCGCAGGCGCGCGCATGGGTGAACTGAATATCAATGCCGAGGCAATCGACATTACGGACAAAGGCGACGCCGGTATTCGGCAGCTTTTGGATGATGTCGGCACACACTCCATTTCGCTGACGTGCGAGGGCGTGTTGCTGGACGACACCATCATGGCGTTGATGGAAGCGCCCGGCACTGGATCTTCGCTGCACTATTTCGAGTTTGAAATGGGCAGCATTGGCGATTTCACCGGCCAATGGTTTATCACCAACTTCAAAGTCGAAGGCCAGGAGGGGACAAACCCCATGACCTTCAGCTTCACCGCTGAAAGCGCTGGCACCATCACCTACACCTAATAGGGGCTCCCTATGGCTAAGGTCTTTCGGGACATTGATATCGTATGGGAAGGCGAACGCTACACGCTGACGCCTTCCAATCGCTTGCTTCGGCGCATTGAGAACGAGGTTAGCCTAACCAAGCTGTTCAATGATGCGCAGAGCGGCGAGCTATCGGTTCCCAATCTTTCCTATGTCGTCTGTGAGTTCCTTAAGGCCGCTGGCGTTAAGGGCATCGATGAGGACGCGATTTACGGCGATTTGATGGCCGACATGGCTAACAATAACGGCGCGCTGATCATGCAGATGGTGGAGGTGATTGCGACGGCCATGAGCCCGCCCGATGCTGACCCAAAAAAGCCCGCCGCCGCGCCCGCCAAGTCGAAGGCGGGAAGCAAGAAAGCGGCGAGTTAAGCGACGGCGTAGACTGGGAAACAATGCTGATCTGCGCCCATAACTGGGGCATACAGCCGGGCGAGTTCTGGGACATGACGCCCGGCGAGTGGTTCACATTGTTCTATCACTATCAGGACCAGCAACGCGGGCGCGTGACCAGCCTTACGCGGGCAGAAGCCGACGATCTTTACGAATGGGCGATGGCCAGAAAGGAAGAGTTAGAGCATGGCGCTTCCTAAAATGTTCCTGCAGGTCGGCGCTGATACCGGTCAATTCGAAAGTGGTATGTCTCGCGTAATTGACGCGACAAACCAGCTTCAAAGTAAAATGAAGCTGACCATTGACGCCAGCGGGCGGTTGCGTGACAGGTTCGGTCAAACGGTCAGAGTGACCGAAAAGCTCGAAAACGCAATGCGCGCCGCTGGCGTTGATGTTGAGTTGGTGTCTGACGCAATGGCCGATTTAATGGCCAATTCAGCCCGCACCCGTGACGCTTTGCAAAATGTGGCAAACACTACCAAACGCGCATCGGTTGTGGCAGGTCAAGCGGTTAACGATAACAGCCGCTTCACCCGGTCCATTCAGAATGCATCGTTTCAGCTTGGCGACTTTGCAACGCAGGTTGGCGCGGGCACGTCCGCCAGCATCGCGCTTGGTCAGCAGTTGCCGCAATTGCTTGGCGGGTTCGGCGCGCTTGGCGCGGTGCTTGGCGCGGTTGTTGCGATTGGCGTTCCGCTTGCGCGTGTCATGGGCGATCTAGCCGACCAGGGCAAGGACATGACCAGCATCTTTGGCGAGTTGCAGCCAGCCGCCCGCGCGTTGGGCGATGCGCTGGTGTTTGTCAAAGACGTTGGCATCGTCGCAATTGAAGCCGTCATTAACAACATCGACCAGTTGCTAATCACGGCGGGGCTAGCCGCTGCATACTTTGCCGGGCCGCTGGTGGCGTCGTTTGTGGCCGCGCGGGTGGCGGCGTTCTCGCTTGCTGGCGCGCTAGGCGTGCTAAGGACAGCGCTGATCCGCACGGGATTTGGTACGGCAGTGGTGGCGGCTGGCTATCTCGCTGAGCGGTTCCTAGCGCTTGCGCGGGCGGCAGGCAGCTTTGGCGAAGCCATGAGCATGGTCGCGGATATGATCGCCGCGTCTTTCGCCTATGTGTGGCAGAGCGTCCGCGCTGGCTTCTTTGAAATGTGGGCAACCATTATGAGCGAGGCGGCTATTGGCCTTCGCGCTCTTGGCCTTGACACGATGGCCGATATGATCGCCGGGTCTGCCATCGCAGCGGCTCAAGCCTGGGGCGAAGCCGAGCGTATGGCCGCGGCATTCGAAGCCCGACACGATAGCATTGCGGCCAAGATCGCCGACTTGCTTTCCGCGACCGATGGCCAGCGCATTCGATTGCGCGACCTATTCGGCGGCGGGGGCGAGGAAGGCGAAGGCGATGCTGCAAAAGACGAACGGCAACAACTTTTAGACCGGGTGAACGCCGTTCGCGAAAGCCTGATGACGGAAACAGAATTGCGGTATCAGCATTACCTGAAAAATCAGGAACTGCTAGAAGAAGCGCTCGAAAAGCGGGCAATTACCGAGCAAACCTATATGGAAACGATGGAGGCTTTGAGGCGTGACCATCTGGGCACGGTTGAAGATATCGAGCGGCAAAAGGGGCAAAAAGCGCTAAGCCAAACGGTGCAGGCCGGGCAAATGATCGCCTCTGCGGTTGCTGGCAATAACAAAAAGGTTATGGCTGCCGCGCGGGCTCTCGGCATGTTTGAGGCGCTTGTAAACGCATATCGAGCCGCCGCGCAAACGCTGGCTGACCCTACCCTGCCGTGGTTTGCTAAAGCTGCCGCTGCGGCGTCCGTGCTGGCAACGGGCATCGGGTTTGTTTCAAGCATCGCTGGCATAGCGGGTGGCGGTGGAGGCGGCGGCGGTGGCGGCGCTGGGCAACCGGCGAGATCTGCGCCTCCCCCAGCAACGCCCTAGCCGCTAGATGTGTTTATTCAAGGCGTCGGGCCTAGCGATCTGATTACCGGCGGGCAGCTATCGAGCCTGTTTGATAAGCTG